TTGCTTTAATGATAAAATGGTTATTAAAACCATATCTCAAATAATGGAACTATTACCCAAATCTAAACTTGATTCGTACCACGAAGGCAATAAGTACTATATTCTCCCTCTATAAGCTATATAAATAGCCACTTATTAAGCTATTGCTATATTATATAATATCTATATTATTACTGTATTAACAATCAACAAAGGGAAAATAAAATGAAAATAAACTTACAAAATGTAATTAAATTATTTAATCAAAAATCTAATAAAGATTTTGATATATTATTTTTTACTGACACAACATTTCATAACAAGGTACAAAGATTATCTTTTATAAATAAAAATGTTAATGATTTTGTAAATGAGTTAATTGCTTATACAAAGGAGAACGCATAATGAAAAACAAAATAAAAGAAATGAGACAGTATATTGGTAAATATGTCTTATGGAATCAAGATTATAAAGATAATTTGTCTAAATTTACATTAAGGTTGCACAATATCTGCTTAAAAGGTGGCTTTGATAGATTAGATGAGCCAGTTTTTTTAACTGATTGCGGTAGTAGATATATGACTTTAGACTATGTTAAAGAAAATTTAATTAAATAATAAACAAAAGGGAAAACAAAATGACTAAAATATTAACTGCCGTTAGCTATGCTTTTATTTTTGTAATGATTTTATGGATTCTTAAAAACTCTATTCTTCATTTATTACAAAGCATTAGTTATCTTGACCCTGTAACTAAAATATATGTTTGTGTGGGTTTTGCTTTGATTATTGTTTATTATGGTTTTCAGGGTTAATGCCAAGTATTAACAATGTCTTTATTGATTTTTTTAAAATTAACAGACTCTAAGTCATATTCTATTCCAGTAATCTTAAATTTATCTGTGCTATTTAAAGTGCTTATTAAATTATTAGTAACAATTAAATTTGGGTAAGTGTCTTCAACTTTTGTGTAAGTAACTTCTTGTTGATCTGTTTCTTTATCTATGTAACTAATAAACACAGTAACCAAAACATAATCCATTATTTCTTCTTAAATAAATCCAAACTAGGCTTCAACCCATAAATAGAACCAAAGATTCCAACAGTCAGCCAAACATACCAATCAGGTAAATTATTAAAATATTGAAAAAACAAATCCAATTTTTCTTTAGCATTTGGAGAGCCTGAAAATACTGAATAAGAAATTACTAAAATAGGAAGTATAACAATCGCAAGTACAACCTCATCTTTATAGCCGGATTGTTGGTTCTCATTTACAACAGCAGTCAATTCTATTTCCCCTCTTTTCATTTTTTCAGCAGTCAAAAGCCTTGCTTCACTCATAGCTACTTCTGTTGCTTTTTTATTCTTATAAATGTCAGTTCCGGCCTTAAATGCTAAACTTGCTAAATTCCACCACATAATATCTACCTTTAAATTCTAATTATATTTATATTGTTAATATTCAATACACAAAATATCTTTTATATCTTCATATGTTGTGTTGCTTTGTGCATTTTGAATAAGTTTTTCTAGTCTTTCTAAGTGTATTTTTTTCATTGTAAGACTAGCTTTTATCTGTCTTTTTAAATGACCGCTAAGTTCTTCCAATTCATCTTCGTCCCAATTAGGCATAGAAATAATACTTTTGTGTCTTTGAGAAACTTTATCATATAAAAAATAACAACATTCTTCATATGAAGGATTTTTAGAGCCAAGCAAAGCATTACATTCTACACAAGTAGGTAATATTTCATTTACTTTATATGATCTTTTTTTACCTGAATTTGCTACTGATTCTTTATAATGATGTCTTACATTACCAATATCTGCACAATAAATGCATAAGCTATATTTATGTTTATTTTCCATATCCAATTTAAAAGACTTTTTTGCTATATTTAACTAAAAAGAATAAACTTATCAAATTTTTAAAATGTATGCGTTTAAAATGCAAATTTGGCGGTTTAAATGCTATTTTAGGCTTGGTTTTAGATTGAAAGTTCTTTCTTTGTTCCAAAACCTATTTATTCTCTATTTTCTCAATTAGTAGTTGTATGTAGTGAACAGCCTTTTTTAAATCTTGTATTTGCATAAAAGCATCGCTGTTTTTTCTATTATACCTACTAATATATTTGATAGCATTGCCTTGATACCAATTCAAGTTGTTTTCATAGATGTAATCTGACACCTGTATCTTTTGGTCTTTATAATGCGAACCACCCACCTGAGTATCTTTAGGAGATTCAATTACATTTTTAAATAAAGCTGGGTTTGTCATCAATAAGGTATGTATGTTGTTTTTTGAGTATCTTCATCTCTAACTGCTTTTAGATTAATTTTTCTATTCTTCTTTTCATTTACATAAGAAATATGAATCCAACCACTATTGCCACCTTCGTAATATTCTAAGATGAGTTGGTCATAAGATTCAATGTTATTAATAATCCAGTCAGCAAGTTCTTTGTTGTCCATACCTAGAATTTCAAAATCAGTGGCTAAACCAAGACAGTGCTGGGAGGTTATTTTTGAACCAATAGCAATACATAATTCTCCTGATCTAAATCCTGAAGAAATAGTTACTGGTTTTCCAAAATGAGAACGAATTGGTTGTAATACATTGGTACATAAAGATTTAAGATTATCTATTTGAGATGCGTTAGGATTATTAGGTATTCCTTTTCTTGAAGCTATTTGGCTTTTAGTTAATTCTTCTAATGAAAAGTTTGCTGATAATTTCATTATACTAATTTTCCTGTCCATTTGCCTTTGCCATCAAGTACCATTGGCATAAGTTTAGGCTGTGAATCAATTATCATACCACAACCCATAATAAATTTTGTCTTAAAATTCTTTGCGTAATGAAATGCCATATTGGTTTGTTCTATCATACAACCAACTTGCATACCCCACATCAGAGCATCACTGTTAGCCCAGTATTCAATCTTGAACTTTGAGTGAAAATGACCTTGAACAGTATTCATAGATTGTATCTGAGAAACACGAGCAACATCTGCTGAAATTCCATGAGTAAAAAAACATCTTTGTTTATTTGGCAAAGTAATAGTTAAATCATTTACCCAGTTCCATTTCTTAACATTTAAAAATTCATTATAACTTCTTAAAAATCCTCTTGGTATTCCATGCTTAATTCCTTTTCTATAAATTAAACTAGAATGATTTGAGTCAAGCAAAGTCATTTCAGGAAATATTGATTTTAGTTCTTTTATGTATTCTTTAGATAAAGATAGTTCATGTCCAGCAGAAGGAAGATCAGGGTTGGTATCGTGGAAGCTAAGAGCATGACAGTCAATCTCATCTCCAATATTTATGATTCTAGTAGGCTTAAATTGTTTTTTAATTTCTTTAAGAAAAGCAAAGCTATCCTTGCGGTGGTATGGTATATGCAAATCAGATATAATTAATATCCGTTTATGTTCATTCATTATTTAAAATAATTATAAAACCCACTAACTAAACCAGCTATAACCAAAACAACAAAAATTCCGCCTTTGCCTCTGTTGATCTGAGAAAATAATTCATCTTGTCCTTTTTCTAATTTAGAAATTTTTTCACAAATGAATTGCAGTTTAACTTCTGTTGGGGATTGTTTAGCCATAAAGTCCTATTAGTTGTATTTGACCATAATGTCAATTATCTAGGTTTTCCTTGACCTCTTTTAGCAGAGTTTCTGATCTGTTTTCTTGATCTTCCTTTTCGCTTATTCTTGTTCATGGTAGAAGATATTGGATTAGTCCCAATAGAAGTTCCTTTGTATCTCTTGGTATAGGTAATAACTGCACCATATATATTTCCTTTTTTCGCCATTATAGCATGAAGTGAAAAGGGTTAAATTTTTTGTTAGGATTTTGTGGAGTGGGTCTTTCACATTTGCACATTTTAATATTGAATAGTTTGCAGATAATAAGTTTTAGTTTTTTAATCATTTAATATCTATATTCATAAATTTTTAGTTGGAATCATAATGTGTTTTAAGACTCTACCTTTTTGAGAGCCTTCTTTAATAACATAGCCTGAAGTTCCGTTGCCATTGATATCAACTTCTTTTCTAGCTTTGTTTAGAATTTTGTTGCTATTCTCTACTTTGTTGTTCTCGTAGTTTTTAGCAATTAAATCTTTTAGTCTTTCCATAAGCACTTGTCATTTGTGCCTTCCTGTTATTTACTTCCACCAATGTAGCCACCAATAACACCAATCAATCCTGTAACTGACATCTTCATAAGTGTAATTACAGAATCATCTACTGGTCTATTTTCTTCTAGTGCCACAACATAATCTCCAATAATAATAGTACCTAACAAAACTAGAACACCGCTTGTAATTAAAAGAATTATAATATCTTTAAAGTTTCTATTGTTCATCTTCCTCATCAAATTCTTCATCATCATCATACTCATCTTCATCTCCAGCTTCATTTAGATCATAAAGTCTGTTTTTTATTTCTTCAAGAATATCCACTTCTTTGTCTTTTAAAGTGTCTAGTTGGTCAAATAATTTCTCTAGTTTTTTGTCCATATGTAAATCCTTTATTTATAATTTCTTAATCTTCTAAATCCCAACTTGTTGTTGATTCGTTCCATGTGTATATATTGTCATCATCTGGATAAGCAACTGGTGCTTCATAAATACAAGTGTCTTCATCTAATATCCAAGATGCGTAAGGTTTTTTATTAATAAAAGCATTTCTGTCTTCATCATAAGTATAACCTATTCCAGCATGATTTTTTCTTAAAGGTGTTCCTCCAGTTAAGTGAACTCCTCCATGAGTGTTGTAAGATGTTTGTTTCCATACTGGATAACCAGTAAGTTTAGTTAAGAAATCTATTCCATTAACTTCTTGTTCAATTCCGTTTGAATCTTTTAGTTCATTATTATGAATGGATAATACTTCTATTACCTTATTATTTAATCCTATTTTAGCGAATGAAGCCATTATGCTGTGTAACTCCCAGTTCCTGTAAATGATAAAATTGTTTTTCCTGAAACTCCTGTAGCAACTGTTGGACTACCTGTTGTAGTTCCTGAATAACTTGCATCAGGCATACTTAAAATAACTACACCTTTTCCACCTGACGATGCTGTTCCGATATTATGTACTCCACCTCCACCTCCACCAGTATTAACTGTACCTGCTACTGATGAACTAATACCACCATTTCCACCACCACCAGTTCCGCCACTTCCTCCTGAAACATTTCCACCTCCACCGCCTCCACCTGCGTAAGTTACTGAAGAACCAGTTATTGAAGAAGCTGTACCTGCACCACCTGCAACACCATTACCATCACCTGCTACATTTAAACCAACCGCACTAGCACCACCTCCTCCACCTCCTGCTCTATAAGTAGAGGCATCAGTATTTCCAGTACCACCATTGTTTCCCTGACTTGGAGATGTACTTGGAGTGTTACCTGCTCCTCCCAATCCTGTATTTGTTGTACTTTCTAAATTATAACCACCACCACCAGAACCACCATTTAAACCAGTTTGATTTGGTGCAGAACTTGGTCTAGCTCCAGCACCTCCTCCTCCTGATGAAGTTATAGTTGTTAAACCTGAACCTGAAATTGAAGAATCACTACCATTAGTTCCTGTAACTCCAGTTTGAGTATTACCTCCAGCACCACCATCTCCTACTGTTACTGTAATTGCTATACCTAAACCTACTGATTGGGTAGATGTTCTATATCCTCCAGCACCACCTCCGCCACCAGAACCACCACCACCACCAGCTACGACTAAAAAATCTACTGAATAAGTTGTATCTATTGCTTGTGTTCCTGAATTTACTCCAGAAGTAGCAACCCAACCTTGTGTAGCATCTACATAAGTACAAGTTACACCTTCTCTAGCTGTTGCTAATGCTTTATTATCTGTTGCACCATTTATATTTAATCCGTTAGCACCTAATGTAATATTATTGGTAGCAAAAGTTCCTGCGTAATCTACTATTTGAATCTGATCTCCAACACTAGCTGAAGCTGGTAAGGTAACTGTGAAAGCTGATGATGTTGTATTACAAGGATAACCATAACCAGCTACTGCAGTAAATCCTGTAGTTTGAACTGATTGCCAAGAAGTTCCTTCTGATACATCTGTAAAAGATAAATTTCCTGACCCATCTGTTTTTAAAAATTGATCTGTAGTTCCGTCAGCACTTGGTAATGTAAAAGTTATATTTTCACTAAGAGCATCAGGAGATTTTAAAGCAACATAACTTGACCCGTTATCTGTATCTTCAGGTAATCTAATTTCAGCACCAGCAGTTGATGTTCCTGTTACAGAAAGTGGACTGCTAATAGTAGAATCTAAAAAATTAACTGTATTAGTAGCTTGGTCAAAAGTTGCTAATTGAATCCAATCATCATTGTCTGCATTACGCATTTTCCAAGAATCAGTAGTAGTATCATACCACATCATATAAGCATATTTTGTAGATGGTTCTGTAGCTGAAGAATTGTTTGAAACAATAGCTTGTAAAGCTGAATTAATATCCGTTCTTGTAGAAGGGAATGTTTGGTTGCTTATTATATAATCGTGATTTGCCATTAAAAACCTTTTGCTATCATATCAAATGTTCGTGATATTTCTGTATCACTAGAATTGTAGAATGTCACTTGAAAAGTGCTTATAGTTTTATTCGTAACTACA